CGACGGTTTGTCTTTTGATGAGGCCGAAGACAATGCCGCCGTGTGTTGGCCGGACAAGGAGGCGTAGCATGATGACAAAGATAAATCCGCTATATGGAAAATGGGTATTGCCGACCGGTTATCATGACCTCGGTTGGTTGAAAAAGCAGATCAAACGACAAGACCCTGTTGGGGATCTTTCTCGAGACGCTGCTCGCGATCCAGATTTTCCAAAGAAAGGTATTCGCGAGATGTACCTCGATTACTTGAGGATAAAAGGTGCATGTGAAGCCGCTCGCAAGGCTTTTCGGAAAGCATGGCGCGAGTACGCCAATTCTGCTCCGGAGGAGAGATGACTAACCCTGTTCCTGTCGATGACATTACCCTTGTGTATGGGCAAGCTGATGCCTTGCGAAAGAACTCTGCGTCAGAGATCCTTGGTAATCAGGCATTCTTACTCAGCTGCGAGAAGGGTTATACTGTCGTGGCTGGTAGCAATCTAGAGAAGACCGTGGATATGTTCTCTGCACTGATCGTACAGCTGGAGAGGGAATACGGGAAAGCGTTTACTCGTGCTCTGATGTCTATGATCTTGCAGAGGCTGTCCCTTGAAGAGATCAAAGTCCTGATCAAGATACGTGTCACTCCAAAGGAGGATCACCAAAATGAAGGTCACTAGACCGTATCACGAGATCCTTACTCCACTTGACCATGTGCTGAAGCTTATCGAGATAGCAGGGCGTACTTGCTACAAGAGTGAAGGGTTCATTACTCCTACGTCGGCCTCTCCGTTTGTGAAGAAGCTTGTATCCTCAGGACATGAATCGGTACTCGAGCACGCTTCTATGACGGTAAAGTTTGTCTGTGACAGGGGAGTGTCGCACGAACTCGTCCGTCATAGGATTGCCAGCTTCAGTCAAGAGTCGACGAGGTACTGCAACTACTCAACAGGGAAGTTTGATGGTCAGATTACCTTCATTCTTCCTTTCTGGGCACAGGATATTTGCGACAAGGACTCTGCCTTTTCATGTTGGAAGCAGAGTTGTGAAAGTGCCGAAAAGAGCTACATGCGTCTTTTGGAGTTGGGGTGGAAGCCAGAGTTTGCCAGGTCTGTTCTTCCCAACTCCCTGAAGACAGAGATCGTTGTAACTGCGAACATGAGGGAGTGGCGACACATTCTCAAGCTCCGTTGTTCAGAGAAGGCGCATCCTCAAATGAGGGAGTTGATGATACCTTTGTATCATGAACTGATGGCCCCTCTTCCTGAACTGTTCAATAGGGAATTGTTTGTGGACGAAAAGGGAGTTTCCCTTTGAGTGAAATCTTGGGTAGAGGAGGAATCAGATGGGACTGATTCAGGACTTCAGAGCCTTCGAGACGAAGGCAGGGTTTAAGTACTAGGCGGGATACGCGTCAGCGAACCGCGCGAATGTTGGACTGGCAGATCGTCAGCTCTGCCAGTCCTTTTGAAGGGTGTAAGAGGATCAAGGAGTAAGATAGAGTCTATGAGATGCGAAGATTGTAAGCTATGCAAAGACTCCAAGATCAACTGTATCAAGGGCGAAGGCTCTCTACGCTCTGACATGCTTTTCGTTGGGGAGGCTCCTGGTGAAGATGAAGAAAGGACAGGGCGCCCGTTCGTGGGCAGAGCAGGTTCTTTCCTGGAGCGGCATGTTTTTCGGGGTGCAGGAATTGATCGCGAGAATGTGCGTCTCACAAACGCAGTGCGATGCAGGCCCAAGAAGAACAAAACTCCTGGGACCACAGAAATCCAAAAATGTAGGCATCACTTGGAAGCAGAGATCGAGAAGGTTCGACCGAAGGTGATTGTGCTTTTGGGAAATGTACCTCTCTTCAGTGTTGTGCCAATGCCTCAACGAGACGATGCGGAAAAGAAGTACCAGGGCAAGGCAGGAGGCATAACGAAGTGGAGAGGTAATCTGTTGTGGCATCACAAGTATCAATGCTGGGTGATGCCTACTTTCCATCCTTCGGGACTAGCACGTGACTTCAATATGGGGTCTCGATATCGGCTTGATCAGACGATTGCAGATATCGAGGAAGCCACGAAAGCTGTAGGCCGCAAGCCTCCCGAGTACAAGTACCCGAAAGCTCATCTCGTAGACAATTCTAAGCTTGCTATCATTACTCTAGGAGCGATGTTGCGAGCTGATCTTATAGGGTTTGATATCGAAACAGAAGATTTCGATCCTTGGACGTCAGAGATTCTTGGGGTAGCGTTAGCGAAGGATGATGAGAACGGTTACTACATAACTTGGGATGCGATTTCGCAGAATGCAGATGCTTTGAGAATGTTTAAGAAGTTGTGTTCTGAGGAAAAGCCTCTCAAGCTCCTCCATAACGCTGCCTTTGACGTTCGATTCCTGAAAGTCAAAGGTCTCCCATTTACTCGCGTATACAAGGATACGATGATAGCAGCTCATCTCCAAGACGAGAACTTTTACAAAGGGTTGAAACCTTTGACGTGGAGGCATCTGTACTTTGGGGGTTACGAACAACCTTTGGAAGCATATAAGCACGAACACAAGCTACGGAATTTTAGGGGTGTTCCTGTGGAAGTGCTTTATCCATATTCATGTTGTGATGCAGTAGCCACTCGCCAGCTATATCAGAAGCTAGTTCCGATCATGCAAAGGGAACACACCTCTCCTCTCTTTGATCGCGTCTTGATGCCTGTAAGAGAGGTGATGACAAATGCAGAGGTTCACGGATTCAAGACAGATAGAGTGTATGCACAGGGCTTGAACGATAAATGCGATGTTGCACGTGAGAAGCTCCTGAAGGATATTTACAGAGCAGCTGGGGGAGAGTTCAACCTCAGGAGTCCGAAGCAGTTAGGAGGAGTTCTATTCAAGAAGCTCAAGCTCCCTGTGGTTGCGAAGTCCAAGACTGGGAATCCGAGCTGCTCGAAGAGAGCCTTGCAGATTCTATCGACTCACAAGAAGGGGGCGATCGTTCAAGACATTCTCAGTGCTCGTTACATTACTGATCAGCAAACTAAGTTTATCAAACTCGCTCTTGGAGGTGAGGTTCACCAGAGGTACAACCTCGCAGGAACTCAGACAGGGAGAACGAGTTGCTCCGATCCCGGGCTGCATAACATTCCGAAAGATAGAATAGTGAGAGCGATCTTCGTGCCTAGTAAGGGCAATGTGTTGGTGTGCGCAGATGCCAAGTCTGCTGAGTTAAGAATGTTGGCTGCCTGTAGTGGTGAGCCTGAGCTTATGAGGGCTTTCGAGGAAGACAGAGACCTTCATACTTGGGTTTATAATCTTATGTTCCGTAAGCCTCAGGACTATGTTCCAACGCAGGAGCAAAGATTTATAGCGAAAGCTATCAACTTTGGTCTTATCTTTGGAAGAGGTCCAATGTCGTTGGCTGAGACTTTGGGATGTTCAGTGGAGCAAGCTCAGAAGTATATTGATCTGTGGTTCAAGACGTTCCCTCTGGCTCGGAAGTTCCTCAAAGACAACATTGCGGAGACGAAGGAGAATGGGTATGCTGTAACCTTCTTCGGTCGACGGAGAAGGTTACCTGAAATCTATTCGGATAACAGAGAATCCCAAAGGAAAGCTGAGAGACAAGCTAACAATATGGTGATGCAGAGCTCTGCAGCCGATTGTACATATGTGGCCTTGAATCGAATAGATAAAGGGATTCGGGAGAAGGGGTTGAATGCTAGAATCATTCACACGGTTCACGACTGCGTAGTTGTTGATTGTCCGAAGCCTGAAGTCAAAGTTGTGACCAAGATCATTCTGAACGCGTTTGCCAAGCAGATCAAGGTGGTTCCTATCAGAATGGAAGCTGAGGTTGAAATCGAGTCGAGATGGGGTCTTCACAATGATTCTCGGTTGTACGAGATTCTTAGCAAGTACGTCGACGTTAGTACGTTGCCGACTAAGCTAAAGAAAGCAGCATAGAGGAGGTTCGATCATGTTGAAGCTTGAGGTGATGACAGGAAGGGAGTTGCAGAAGTACATCTCTCTGCGCCCTGAGATGGGGTCAATGTTCGATCCGGTGGTCGTCGTAGATGACTTTTGGGATGACGGAGTTCTTCTGAGGGTGGTGGAGGCGATGCAGTACAGTGGGACTGCTCGGTTCTACTTCGATGGGCAGAAGAAAGAAGTCAATTTGCCAGGTGTGGTGTCGTCTATGTACGCATCCGATCTGGTGCTCCGGATTCGAACAAGGGAATCGTTCCAGTTCAAGTCTCACCTGAGAATCGTGGAGCCTCTCCCTGAAGGTACATATGGAGAAGTCTCTGTCCTACCTGACATTTCCCGTGTGGGGTGTGCGGTGTCAGGGATTATTCCCGCAGGATATGTGGGTCCGATCCAATTCCTCTTCCATGCTTGGAGAGCTGTCGAGCTTGCTCGCGGCTACCCCATCGCCTACCTCAGAGTGTTTAAGGAAGGAGCTTCGAAAGCAGTCGTAAGTTCTGAAGAGAAGGCTTCTAGAAAGGGACCTGCGAAAAGGAGCAAGTAATGCAACACATGTATATCACTGCAACGGCTGACCTTGACAAGTGTCATAGTTCGACTATGCATCTTGTCCTTCCTCATCTGTACAAGGATCCATACTATCTGGAGACGTACAAGGCTTGGGGGAAGCAAGGTGAGTTTCTCATGCAGGACAATGGTATCTTCGAGCTTAAGACTGTTGTTCCGGGAAGCCTGATGGAGTTTGCAGATCAGATAGGAGCTCATGAGGTGATGGTTCCTGAGGTGTTGAGGAACGCAGAAGCATGTCTAAAAGTAACTGAGGAGTTCCTCTCCTCAAATCCCAAGCCCAGAGGAATGAGATTTGCCGCTTGCCTGCAAGGCAAAACATGGCAGGAGATAGCTTACCATTACCAAACGTTGTGGAAGGAGTTTCCTCAGATAGATACTATCTGCATTCCTTATGGGTTGGAGTTTGACTGCTTCAACGTTGAGGATGAGGAGAAGCTTCATTCAGGGTGGAATCGCTTTTCAAATATCGCGAGGCTGGTGAAAGAGGGGAAGTGGAATCCTAGCATAACTCATCACCTCCTCGGCCTGCATAATCCTGCTGAGCTTACTATGTACTGGAGATTCCGCGAGGCTATTCCCAAAAATGTGTATGCTAGCATTCGAAGCAATGACAGCAGCATTTGTTACAAGTACGGTTTGCATGGAGCTCCATTCATGCATAACTCAGGATTTTTGCATAGGAAGATCAAAGGAGCCTTGGATCACAGTGCTCGGTATACTCATCCTCTCCAGTGGGAAACTTTCCAGAGGAATCGAGATATCTTGGAGTGGCTCATGCAGGGGAGTGGTGGAGATAGGATAGCTGAGCTCTACATTATGTTCAACAAGGAGTGCCGAGAATTCAGCTTGAGGGAAATGTGAAAGCAAGCGTATAATAAGGTAGGAAGGATATGGAAGAAACAAAGAAGGCTGAGCAGCAACAAGATTCTAGGCAGCTGCTAGTAGATCCTGAAGCTTTTTCGCAGTCTCTCGAGAAGGGTCTTGAGCTCCTTATTGAAGATGAGATACTTCGGGAGAAGGTAGCTGAATGGACGAAGGGGCGTATGGGAGAGTTAGTGACAGTTGTCATTCAGCAAGCAGCAGGGATCAAACAACTGTCACTTGTTCTCGATGATGTTCTTAGTCAGCTACGTCGTTGGGCGTGGTCACCTGATAAGGGCTGGATGCGAGCCAGGGCGATCTTGGATGGCGTGCTGAAAAACTTCAAGAGGAGAACCAGTCATGGTGGAGACGGGTCACAAGAACATCCTGGAGCTACTCCCTCCAAAGACGGAAGTAAAGGGACTACTGAAACACCAGCTGCCTCGGGAACTGAGCTACGAGGAGAGGCGTAAGTCATGGTCCTGTCCGAGAGATCATTGGTTTGTGTCAGCTTTCACATGTCTTCAGTGCTCTCACTACGAGCTCAACAATCAACTGACGACGACAGTCACAAAGAAAAGCGGCGACTGCAAGTTTCCTCGTATGGCTTCGAAGGGATCCCGTCGAGTGACAAGATTATTCGAAGCCAAGGTGTCTGGAAGGGCTGACTGGAGCGCGAAAGACATGGGTGGAGTAAAAGGCAATGGGAAGGGTCATCACTTCGAACGTAAAGAAGGGGGAATGGCAGACAAGAAAACTTTCATGGTGAAGCTAATCTTAGCAGGCAAGAGCAGGGATGCAGTTGTCAAGGCTGCGATAAAGCAGTTCCCTGAGATGAAGGAATCTTACGCGAAGCCTTTGTATTACCACGCTTCGAAGGCAGCGAAGCTTGCGAAGAGTAAATAAAGAACTATGCACAGCTTTTGATTTGAGAGGAGAAGAGAGCTGTGCATCGTGCCGCTGGCGCGAGGATCTGGACAACTCTCGACCGGAAGGTGCAGATCGCCTTCGTGGGAGTTTGTAGGATCCAGGGAGGAATAAATAACTTCTTGGGTCCTCTCCGCCAGCGGTTTTTTATTCGATCTGCAAAGGAGAAGAGGTGCATGCGGAAGGAGGTAACTCCATGAACGTACAAAGGGCTGCATTCCGAATGTTTTTGGTGTTGCTGTTATTCCTTGGCTGGGATCTTATGGAGGGGATCATCAGCATTACCGGCAACAATATCACGCTGCAGGTGGAGAACACCACCTTGCAAGAGAGGGTTGCTGAACTCGAGGGATGGGTTCGAGCACAGAGATACGTAGGAGGAGCTGCGATCGGCAACTACTTGTTTCCTATCCATCACGATGACTATGTCATGCCGACGTCTCCGTTCGGTGAACGTGAAAGTCCATTTTTCCCAGGGGAGGAAGAAAACCACATCGGAGTCGATCTATTAGGGGTGTGGAGAGCGAGGATTGTTTCTGTAGCTGATGGAGTGGTTGTTGAACATTGGGTTCCTCCAGACGGAAATCCCAAGTGGAAGGGACACAGAGTCTACGGTGGTATGATAAAGATTAAGCACGATGATGGAACCACAGCTTTGTATGGTCACTTAAGCGAAACCTACGTGCATCAAGGAGAGAAGGTGAAAGCAGGTCAGGTGATAGCACGTCAAGGATCGACAGGCCAATCCACAGGTCCTCATTTACACTTCGAGCTCGAAGTAGGTGGGAGGGTAGTCAATCCGTTGAAGTGGGTGGTTCAGAATCCGGAAGATCCTATTCCGGGTCAAGACCAGTCCGCCGTTGGCGGATTATAATCCATTGGCTGGGAGGACGCCTATCGAGGGGAACCCTGACTGAAGATTCGCGACATACCAACTGAGTGTGGGGGCCAAAAGCCCCCCACATTTTATGAGGAAGAAGAGAGCTGCTATAAGGGGGCTTTGAAGATATGGAGTTCTACACAGAGTTCGCGGAGCAGATTTTTCGGACGAAATACCTTCACCCTTCAGATGAAGGAAAAGTCGAAAAAGCAGTACAGAGAGTAGTAGACAAGTCTCTCGAGTACATGTGTAATCCTTTTTCTAGGGATTATCTTTATCAAGCAATTGACAGGCACTGGTTGGTGCCGGCGGGAGGGATTTGGCGAGCGGCAGGAAATCCTGCTAAGCATGTCTCCTTCGTCAATTGTACAACAGGGAAAGAAGTGGAAGATAGCATCGAGTCTATCTTCGAATCGTTATACTGGTGGGCGAAGTTCTCGGCTTTTGGGCAAGGTCAGGGCGTAGACATTTCCAAGCTCCGACCTGCAGGAACTCCACTTCACAACACTGCACGCACCTCAACAGGAGGAGTGTCCTTCGTACCTCTTTATGATGCAGTACTGCAAGTGATTGCTCAGCATGGTAGAAGAGGTGCTACTCTCATTTCCATTCACGACACATACCCTGACTTCGAACTCTTTTGCAAGGTTAAAGCTAAGCCAGGTTCGATCGAGTCAGCCAATATCTCTATCCAAATAAGCGATGCTTTCATGAAGACTGTGAGTGAGGATGGAGAGTGGCGCTTGCACTGGGAAGGCGAAGGAATGTCAGTCGAGAGGATAGTTCCTGCGAAGCAGCTGTTCAATATCCTTTGTGAGAATGCTCATGCTCATGGAGATCCTGGCATATTGTATTGGGATACCTCACGAAGGGAATCCAACAGTGATGTCTTAGGGTTTCCGATCGTGTGTACGAATGCATGTAGTGAGGTTCCACAAGATGCTCATAACACCTGTCTTTTGTCTTCTATCAACCTTGTCAAGTGTTACCAAGATTTTGGTTTGTCAGATGAAATCTTAGCTGAAATGACGAGATTAGGAATCCGTTTCCTAGATTCTGTATTGGAAGCAGAGTACGTGGAGTACAGAAGCCCTTCTACAGAGCAGCGTCTCAAACTTAGGATAGCTCCTCGAGTGGGGTTAGGATTCACCGGATTCGCAGATTACCTGATCCTCAAGCAGATTCCTTATGGTTCACCTGAGTCTGTAGAAGAGGTTGCTAGGATCTGTAAGGTGATGGCTCAGGCTGCCTACGAAGAGAGCTATGATATAGGAAAGGAGAGGGGGAGTTTCGACACTTACGATGCTACGAAATATAAGACCTCTGCGTACGTGAAGAGGATTCTTGACGAGCGCTTGATCGACAACAAGACTCTGAGGTACCAGAGGCATATGTGCAAACTGGCGATAGCTCCTGCGGGGACGCTATCTATCATTGCCAATTGTGGAGGCAGTGGGATTGAACCTCTTTATTCCAAGTACATGGTGCGTCGTGAGAGAACCTCAGGAGATTGGAAGGAGTGGTTCACGTACAGTCCGGCTGTTATTCGTCATTCTCAGCTTACAGGGATGCCTCTTGATAGGAAGAACGTAGACGCTCTAAAGGATCCTTGGTGGGTGACAGCTCATACATTAGACCCAAACAAGAAGATCGAAGTTGTGGCAACGGCTCAGAAGTACATCGACCAGGGAATTAGTGTTACTTACAACCTTCCTGAGAACTCTTCACTGGATGATGTGAAGAGCATTTTCTATCAGTGTTGGAGAAAGGGGTTGAAGGGAGCAACTGTATATCGCGAAGGTAGTCGAGAAGGAATCTTGATCACGGAAGCCAACTACGAAAAAACGAAGAAAACTCGTATTCGCAAGTCCCCTCCTAGGCCGCAGGTGCTAGAAGGTAAGGTTTATAGACAGAACAACTATACGATGATCATAGGGCTTAGAGATGGGGTTCCCTACGAAATCTTTGGAGGGAAAGTTGCCAATGGATTTCGAGATGGGCAGATCACTAAAGTTGCTAGTAGGAAGTATCTGCTTAACGATGACGATATCCTGGAGCACTTCCATGACAAATCCATCAACGCGATTACGCGTTTGGTGTCTCTGTCTCTTCGTCATGGAGTTCCTGTCCAGTTTGTTTGTGATCAGTTGGACAAGGAATCCGATGTGTTTGATATTGCGAAGTTCTTCTCTAGAACACTTCGTAAGTTTATCAAGGAAGATGAGGTGATCCTAGGAAGTCACCATAAGTGCCAGACTTGTGGAGCAGGACCTGACAGTCTCAAGTACGAGGGTGGATGTATGATTTGCACTGTGTGTGGTTCATCCAGCTGCTCGTGAAGATCCTTGCTCTTCCGACGTATAATATATATGGAGGTAATAGCAAATGAGCGAAGGCAAGAACAAAGGTAAGGTTCACGCTCCAGGCGAGGGTGTGAAGACCAAAGGATCGAACAAGTGGAAGAAGCATGTCCCTGGAATCCATTCAGGGCGAAGCAGATCCACAGAGCATTCTAAAGGAAAAAGGCGGCTGACCGAGAAGTCCGTGGAGATGGCTCCGAAGTCTCTTCGGAGAAAGGGGAAGCATCTATTGTCTGAGTGCTCTGAGGAGGAACTCACACGAGCGAACGTAATGTAGAGGATGGAGAGGGGAAGATCACTGCGGTCTTTCTTTCTCCTTTTCCTTGTGGAGTTTGTCGCTGTAGCTTGATGAAGGTGAAGATTATTAGGCGTGACTATACAAAGTGTTCTAGGGGAGGCGAGTGCGGCAGTTTATTCAAAGGTGTTAACGAGTTTTGGTTGTTCGAGTGCCCGTTGTGTAATCACACGCAACTGGATTTCGTAGTTTCGACGGAGGTAGGTAACTTCCTACTTCCGATGGAGGTAACTAATTGAAGAAAACATACAGGATCAAATTGGATTTCGATGCAGCTCACTTCCTGAGGGACTACGATGGGCCATGTGCTAATATGCACGGTCACACCTGGAAGGTGGAGTTCTACATTTCAGTACCAACAACGCTCGATAAGGTAGGTATCGGGATTGACTTCAAGGCTCTAAAGGAGTCTCTCAAAATGGTTTTGCCTGATCATAAGAACCTGAATGAGCTATACGCCTTTGACAAGGCGAACCCTACAGCCGAGAATATCGTTGAGTGGTTGTTTTATCAGGTAGATAGATTTGCTTGGATTCGAGAAGGGGTCCAAGTCGAAAAGGTTGTTCTATGGGAGACGGAAAAGAATGGCATTGAAGCTTCCCGTAGTTGAAATCTTCTCAAGTATCCAAGGTGAGGGCTATTGGACTGGGCGAGCCGCTGTCTTTGTCAGATTGGCTGGGTGCAACCTCCACTGCGGCTTTTGCGATACAGACCACACTGTGAAGGAAGTTCTGACTGTGGAGCAGATTTGCGATCGTGTGAACTTGATCAGCCGCGCGATTCGATTCGTCGTGATTACTGGAGGGGAGCCAACCAGTCATGGGTTTGGTTTTGACGGCCTAGTGGATGATCTGCAGGTGCAAGGGTATCTTGTGGCTGTTGAAACAAACGGATGTTACAAGTTCTTCAGTGCGCCAGATTGGGTAACGGTATCGCCGAAGACTCCGTTCGAGACTTTGAAGACACAGAAGGGAAATGAATTGAAGCTGCTGTGGACATCTGAGAACGAAGCTCACTCGTGGGCAAAGGCCTTCACAGCAGACTACTATTTCATTCAGCCGATTACGAGAGGAGACAAGTTCACATGTCTGACAGAGATAATGCAATTCCTAAGGGACAACCCCGAATGGAGACTCTCAGTGCAGTTGCACAGGATCTTAGGGGTGCGATAAAGTCTCTCATTCAGTTCGTGGGGGAAGATCCTGATAGAGAAGGACTGAAGGACACTCCGGACCGGCTGATCCGTGCGTGGGAGTTTCTCTTCGGTGGGTACAAGCAAGATCCAGAGAAGGTGCTAGGTAAAACCTTCGATGCCGACGGCTACAGCGAGATGGTCATGCTCAAAGATATTGGGTTCTATTCGACATGTGAACATCACCTCCTCCCATTCTTTGGGACTGTGACGATCGCATACATCCCACAGGAAAGAGTGGTGGGGGTGTCGAAGCTCGCTCGGTTGGTAGATGTATACGCAAGGCGTATGCAGATCCAAGAGAGGATGACAGCCCAGATCTCATCTACTATTAAGAAGGTTCTCAAACCGATGGGGGTTATGGTCGTCGTGGAAGCTCAGCACCTCTGTATGACCTCTCGAGGGGTGCAGAAGAAAGACACCTTGATGGTGACTTCTGACTTCAAGGGAGTCTTCATGAACGAGGCTGTGAGATCCGAGTTCTTCAGTTTGAAGGGGAAATCGTCATGACGGTGCTTTGCGGCAAATGCACTTACCTGTTCTGCCTCAAGAGGCTACCTCCTCTTTGTGTGGCTTCTGCTATTCCAGTACCTGGGCCACTGAGAGGTTTGGTGGATGTGACTGGAGTGGTGTTGGCTGAGGTTCGAAATGAGAATAACGATTGTCTGTTGTTCAAACGTCGGATCTTCATAGATAGCTCGAGATGGATCAAAAGAGCGCTCAAGGATATAATGAGTTCCAAGGGTGTGGAGGCAAAGCCATCTTCCCTGAAGGAGTACGCAATTGGCGAAGAAAGAAAGAGAAAAGAAGCAAGCTCACTCGGAAGAGCTGGCGAAGATAAAGAGGGAGAGGAAGCAAAGCCGCAATCTGAAGAGCTTGGAGGATCTGAGCTCGAATGCCCAGAACCAGAAGAAACAAAAGATGGTAACTCCAGCCTCTCCTTTGATCTCCCCACCCCTGATCTCTCCTCCCAAGAGGAAGGATCCGATAGAGGAGTTGGAGACCACTCTGAGGTCGTCGAAACCGAAAGTGGTGATGGCCACAGGGACGATCTCTCTGGAGATCACGACAGCAGAAGGGAAAAAAGGACCTCCACTGATTCCGGACTCGATCTTCACGTTGGAGTTCCGAGGAGCCACAGGCCTCGTAAAGATTCCAGCTAATGAAGTGAGGAAGATCCTACAAGCCTTGGGGGTGAAGGTGTGAGTGCTGCACGTGGAGGACCTCCGACGAAAGCCGAGTTGGCTCAGAAACGAACTCGAGAATGGCATAAGGACGAGGTCTCTGCGGAAGTCAATGAGAAGCTGAAGCGTGGTGAGAGAGCGGACAAGAAAAAGATTGATGGGAAAGTGTTGAGAGCAGCAACGAAGCCAGGTTCCCTCGTCAAACGTCCTAACAGGAGGGGATTGAAGAGATTTCCGACCGTCATCAAGATCCCAGATGAGCTTCCCGATCTCCCGGAGAACCTTCGTGAGTTTGCCTTTCGTTATGCAACGGAGTACAGAACGAATCTAGACTGGGCACATATCTTTCACCAGTCGACGTTTACCATCTACACATGGATCCAGAATCCCGACGTTGCTGGATACATCATGAAGATCAAGCAGGAGCGTCGGGCGTTGATGGCGGAGCGTTTGAATGAGCTTGAGAAGAAGGCATTCCAGAAGCTGAACAAGATCCTCGACTTCCCGGTGACTGAAGATTCCATCGAGCCCCTTCGTAAGACCATCATCGATATTCTGACTCTCAAGCAAGGTGGAGGAACGACAAGGAAAACAGATGCTCTCATCAATATAAGCCAAACTCAAGGACAAATCCAAGGACAGAGCCAAGACCAAGAGATGTCCTTGGATCAACTACAGGAGAAGATCAGTGAACTCAAGCAGTTGGAAGGAGAGTGATCGATGAAAGGAAATCGAACATTCTCTTTTTCTCTACCTTCGAAAGAAGGTTGTGGACTCTAAGATGCTCGTACGTATTACAGAGGTTCCTGTTATCTGTGCTGCGTGTGGGTGGCAGGGAAAAGTGGGTGACTGCGAGTCTGACGATGATGGAAGCCTCTGCTGTCCTGAATGCAACGAGATTGTGGTAGAGATAGATGACTGAGAAACAATTGTACACCGAGCTGTACAAGAAAAAGAAAGATAGCGTCCTCGAAGGCATCCGAGAATCTAGTCCTGTAATGTACTGGGGAAAGAAGTATCATGTAAACAACAGAGGAGAAGAACTCGACTTTACTCAGATGTACTACCTCATCGATTTGTACAAGAACATTCATCTATACAAGCAAATGGTAGTTGAGAAGTCTGTTCAGTGTGGTCTCTCAGAGCTCTTTATTGTGAGCTCCCATGAAGAAGCATCTCGTGGGCTAACTGTGTTTTACGTGCTGCCCAAGTACGAGATTAGGAACAGATTTGTCAACAACCGTATCAATAGAGTCCATAGGAAAGTGGGAAAGTACGCCAACCTCGTTCGCCAAGCAAGTGTTGAAGGAGGATCACATAGAACATCCCTCATGCACTTCGGTAAAGGAACGATTGCGTATGTGGGTTCTAACGTCGAAGACGAGTTTATCGAAATCCCGGTTGATAGTGCCTACGTGGATGAGAAGGACAGGTGCAATCAGCGAAACTTGTTGATGGTACCTGATCGTTTGACAGCTTCTCCCTACAAGTATTGGCGAGAGATTAGCAACCCTACAATTGAAGACTTCGCAATCGACGAGCGCTACAAGGAGAGTACTCGAGGGTTGTGGATGATCAAGTGCGATCACTGTGGTAAGTGGTTCACACCTGACTTCTTCAAGCATGTTGTTCGCGAGGTAGGTCCGAGCCGATATGAAGTGCGAGACCCTAACTACGTCAAGCATTTGCGAGGAGCTCGACTCATTCACGATTGTGGAAAAGCAGTTGATCGTTTGAAGAAGGGGGAGTGGGTTCACGAATTCCCTGATCGCGATTGGGTGGGGTTCAGGATTAGCAAGCTGTTCAACAAGCATAGCTTTACTGTCCAAGGAACTTTGTCGGAGCTAGCAGAAGAATGGAGTGAGAGAGTTGTAGGTCATTCTGCCAAAGAGCAAGTCTTCATCAATAGTAACTTGGGCCTTCCCTATACCTCTGCAGGTGCTAAGCTTCATGATTATGAATTAAACGCCTGCATGCGCAGTTACGAATATCCTTGTCCTCCACTAGCTCCCAAAGCTCCTCGATTTATGGGTGTAGATGTTGGAAACCACCTCCACGTCATTCTTCGAGAAAGGACAATGGACAGAGGTATGCCAGCAAGGAAGTTGCTCCTTGCTATGACAGTTAAGAACTTCACAGATTTGGGAAAGCTGATCAGGGTCTGGAATCCGAAGATTGTAGTTATAGATGCTCAACCAGAGCTTCACGAAGTCTCTGAACTCAAGGATGCGTTTGGGCAAGTGTATTCTAGTAGGTTCAACAAAGACCAACTAGAGATGGATATCAACACCAAGATCCGCAACATTACGATGGACAGGACATCTATTTTAGACTATGTGAAGAAGGCAGTAGTCGAGCAGCTTCTTTTACTTCCTCCCAACGCAGATGCTATTGACGGTGGTGATTACTACCGTCATATGACTGCGTTGACTCGTATCTTGGATGTGGATGAGGACAATCCCGAGAAGAACAGGTTTGTGTGGGAGGGCTCGAAGCCCGATCACTACTTTCTAGCTGAAGCCTATTGCCTCCAAGGAGATGGTCTAGTACCTGAGCACTCTGTTTTCGAGTTCTTCCAGAAAGAGCTTTCTCGATATAAGCAAGAAGAGAAGTCGACGGTCAAGACGTTGGCTGATGCAGTAATTGAGAACGTCGCACGATCTCCTGCAGCTGCTATGGTAGATCAAGAGACTTTCTTGGGGAAGATATCACGCATTACTCCTCCAGCTCCTACTATCAGGAAGGGGGATGATGTCATTGAGCAGGAAAGAGAGAACGTGATCAAAGAGTGTCTGGAAGCGTTTAGTTGGGTGGAGCTAAATCGATTCTGTCGTGCAACAGGGTTGGGTGAGGAGAAGGGAGCAGTATATCTAAAGGACAAAGGCTTTATGGATGATGGTGTGAGATACCGAGATGGTAAAACATTCTCGAACTGTTACATCAAAGTCAAAGCCTGAGGATCCTCATCCTGAGACAGGCGTCTGTAATTTCTGTGGGAGGGCCTTTGAAGTAAAGAGGTCGTCTAGATACCTGGCTCCACACGTTTGTCCGAAATGCCGCCAGTCTCGTTCTGTTAGGTGGGCTGTCCAATTTCGACCTGAGGAAGGAAGTGGACTGAAAAGTGCCTACACTCGTTTGTTCTTGGCTATCAAAAAAGCTGCTGAGGATGATGGTAAGTTAGACTCCTGGAAGCAGTACTGGGTGGAGTCTCCCCAGATGAAACGCATCTGGGATCTCCTAGCCCGAGAAACCCACCAGCAGAAAATACTTGGATCCGTGGATAGACCAGGAAATATGAGTTATATTTGAGATGTAGGCCAGCAGGTCGCCATTCGAGCTCTTACCTCCGATTCGAGTTCGTTCCGCTTCCCCTGCTGGCCTTTCTTTTTGAACTCCCATATTTACCAGGCGTATAATGATTCAAGGAGAGGATCATTATGGTTCTGACACATGCAGGTCAGAAATACTTGTGCCGGTCAACATACACTGAACGTGAGATGCCGAAGAGCGCTGGCTTTCGTTGGGATCCAGAGAGAAAAGTTTGGTGGACCGACGATTCCAAGAAGGCCTTGAAGCTGCTCAACTTCGCAGATACAGAAACCAAAACCTACCTGACAAAGCAAGAGAAGGACACTATCCAGAGCTTGTCTCTCAGCAGGGCGACAAATGCGAACATCAAGGTTCCCGCTCCTGATGGTTTGCAGTACCTCCCCTTCCAGAAAGCTGGTATTGCATATACGCTGGCTCGCCCTGCTGTTCTTATTGGAGATGAGATGGGCCTAGGGAAGACAGTTGAGGCAATAGGAGTGATCAACGTAAGTCCAAGGCCTGAAAGGGTTTTGGTGATTTGTCCTGCCTCCTTGAAGGTGAACTGGAAGCGCGAGCTTGAGAGATGGTCTGTACACAAGTTGAGTATTGGGATTGCAGCGGCAAAGGAACCCTTCCCGAAGACGAATGTGGTGATTGTAAACTACGACATTTTGGATCGCTTCCAGACTGAGTGGGAAGCAACGACCTTTGACTATCTAATCGTTGACGAGTGCCACTACGTGAAAAATCCTGGAGCGAAGAGGACGAAGGCCGTCTTGTCGATCAAAGCCAAAAAGCAAATCTACATGACAGGGACTCCCATCGTCAACAGGCCGAAGGAACTGTGGACGGTTATTCACAAACTCGATCCCAAGACGTGGACGTCGTTTTGGAGGTTCGCGCAGAGGTACTGTGGAGCCTATCACAACGGATGGGGTTGGGACTTCAGTGGAGCTTCGAACTTAGAAGAGTTGCAGTCCAA